ACGCGCTGCCAGTGCGGCGGCGACATGCCCGGCCGCTGCCCTGGCCCCCGCAACTGCCCGATGTGCGACGACGAAGAAGAGGGAGACGAGGAATGACCGCCCCGTCCAGCGCGCCCGTGTTCCCTGTGCCGCCGCCTGTGGTGGTGCAGTTCCCGCGCCGGCGCATCGGTGTGCCGCCGATCCCCGACGATGCCGTCAAGGTCGTGGACGACCGCCCGAGCCTGCACGACGCCTGCGCCCTGCTCCGCTCGGCCGAGGTGCTGCGCGAGCTGGCGAACCAACTTCCGAGCGACCGGGCAAGCGAGACACTGACCCAGGTGGCCGCGATCATGCACGCGCACGCCTGGGGCGACGGCGCCGCGGTTGTCCGGCTCGTCAACGTGATGGGGAGGTGGTGATGGCGACCAACAATGTCGTGGCATCTGCCAAGGACAGCCGCAGAAAGGGTGATCGGTGGAAGGCATTTGACACACTGCCGACGCCTGTTCGGCGTGCGCTTCACGAGGCGAATGTTGATTGGTGCGCCCTAGAATCCAAGGCCGCCATCAGCCGCTTTATGAAAAGCGGGCTGCACCCCGAAACGGCCGCACTCTCCGAGGTGGACGACATCATGGACGCGGACGTCCATGAGGCCCAGAGGTTTGCACGGACGTGGCCGAAAAGGTACGGCGCCTATCCCGCCCTTGCCGCGCGCTCCACCATGATGCGCTACGACGAACGCGCGATCCTGGCCGCCCGCCAGGCTGCGCAGGCGGTGAAGCCGTGAGCGGGGTGTTCACCCACCACTCGGCCCGCCCCGTGGAGAGGGTTCGCAGTGTCGCCCAGAAGGTCGGCGAGACAGGCCGGAAGCCCAGCGGCTTCTGGATTTCGCGGGATGGCGATGATAGCTGGGAAGCGTGGTGCCGCTCGGAAGAGTACTGGATCGGTAGCCTCGCCGTCAGGCATGAGGTCCGTCTCGCCGAGCATGCCAGTATCCTCAGCCTCTCCACCGCAAAGGAGCTGGAAGGGTTCACGGAACAGTACGGGCTCCCCGAAGCGTGGGCGTCCTACTCGATCAAGATGATCGACTGGAGCCGCGTGGCTGCGGAATACAGCGGTATCATGATCGTGCCATACATCTGGTCCTGCCGCCTCGATGGGCCGGCGAGCGGCTGGTATTACTCCTGGGACTGCGCCAGCGGGTGCATCTGGGATGCATCGGCAATCGCGAGCATTGCCCCGGTGCGTGAGCCCGCGTTGGCCCGGGGGCAGGCATGACCATCACCTATCATCCCGATGTCATCCAGGGCAGCGAGGAGTGGCTTGCGCTGCGGTGCGGGCTGCTCACGGCTAGCGAAATGAAGCTGATCGTGACGCCCTCCCTCAAGGTCGCGGCGAACGACAAGCAGCGCGCTCACCTGTTCGAGTTGGTCGCCCAGCGGATCAGTGGCTTTGTCGAGCCCACGTATATCGGTGACGACATGCTGCGCGGCCATGACGATGAGATCGAGGCTCGGCATCGGTATGCCGATGCCTATGCGCCCGTGACCGAGTGCGGCTTCGTCACCAACGACCAATGGGGCTTCACGCTCGGCTGCTCGCCTGACGGGCTGGTGGGCGATGACGGTCTGATCGAGATCAAGAGTCGTAGGCAGAAATACCAGGTGGCGACGATCTGCGCGCGCCAGATGCCGGACGACTACGTGATGCAGGTGCAAACCGCCCTGCTCGTGACCGGCCGAGCGTGGTGCGACTTCATTAGCTACTCCGGCGGTCTGCCGATGGTGACGCTCCGGGTTTACCCCGACGAGCGCATCCAGGCCGCCATCATCGAGGCCGCGACCGCCTTCGAGGAGGCCGCCGCCCAATACATTGAAACATATCGCGCCAACCTGGATGCCGACGATCTGCGCTGGCTGCCCACGGAGAGGCGCGTCGAAGAGGACATGATCATATGACCGTCATCAGGGTTGTCGATTTCGAGACGACAGGCGTTGAGCCGCCTGAGGCCAAGGTATGCGAGGTCGGGATCTGCGATCTTCGCCTGGGAGAGAAGCGCGTCGATGCGCCGCGCTCCTGGCTTTGTGGGGTCAAGGTCATGCCGCCCGAGGTGCGTGCGGTTCATCACATCTCCCTGGCCGAGTGCGAGGGCCAGCCGGAATTCGAGGCTGGAGACATGTTCCGCGAGATGGAGGTCCAGGCTCTGGCCGCGCACAACGCCGACTTCGAGCTCAAGTTCTTCACGTCGCCGCTGCCGGTCATCTGCACCTATAAGGCTGCGCTCCGCGTGTGGCCTGAGGCGCCAGCGCACAACAATGGCACCCTGCGCTACTGGCTTGAGGATCAGGGGCTGATCACGCCGGATCATGCGCTGACCCAGCCAGCCCACCGCGCCGGCCCGGATGCCTACACCACGGCGCATGTTCTGCTGGCCCTGTTCAACGCAGGCGCCAGCGGCAAGGAAATGATCGCGTGGACGAAGGAGCCGCGTCTGCTGCCGACATGTCCAATCGGTAAGTTCCGGGGCATGCCCTGGTCACAGGTCGAGGGCGGTTTCCTGGGATGGATGCTGCGCCAGCCGGCCATGGAAGCTGATCTGAAATGGAACGCCAATCGAGAAATCCAGCGCCGGCAGGAGGCTTTCCGTCATGGTTAATATGGCCCAGACCGTGATCCCGAAGAGTGATCAGATGAATGCCGATGATCTGATTTCGGGGCCGCGCACCATCACGATCACTCGTGTCGTCGGCACCGGAAACGGCGATCAACCGGTGGCTGTCCACTTTGAAGGGGATGAGAATAAACCCTTCAAGCCATGCAAGAGCATGCGCCGCGTCATGATCGCCGCGTGGGGTCCGGATGCGTCGCAGTATGTCGGCCGATCCATGACCCTCTACCGGGATCCCAAGGTGAAGTTCGGCGGCATGGAGGTAGGCGGCATCCGGATCGGCGCCATGTCCCACATCGACCGGGACATGGTGATGGCGCTGACCGTCACGAAGGCGAAGCGCGAGCCCTACAAGGTGCAGGTGCTCAAGCCCGCAGCGCAGAAGCCGGCTGCCGAGGACAAGGCGAAGGCCGGCGCGGAAGCCCTGGTGGCGCGGGTCTCGGCCGTGCCCGACCTGCCGGCTCTGGAAGCCATCACCAGTGACAAGACTGTTATCGGTCAGCGCCAATGGCTCAGGGACAAGCGCCCCGAACTGGCTGAGATAGTGGATGACGCCGTGAATGCCGCACTGGCCCGTGTCGGCGATGGCTTCCCCGCCCCCGCCCCCGGCGCGCAGGGGGAGGGGTGAGCATGACCATGCCTGACGCAGCGAAGCCGGCGACCGATGAGCAGATGGAGGCCCTGCGCGCGGCCTTCGCGGGAACGCGAACCGTGATGGCGCCGCTGACCCTGCTCGATGGCGAGGCCGTGACCGTCGCCTCCATCCTGGCGCGCTATGACGCCGACGCCGCCGAGATCAAGGCGCTGCGGGAGGCGCCACCCCCTACGCAGCCAAGGAGGGGCGGGATGGCGAGTGACGCTGAAAGCATGGCGATCTGTGCCATCCGCTACACCATCGGGCGGCAGAGCTACATCGTGCCAAGCGGCTATGCCTGGGCCCGCGAATGGGGCGCTCGGTCCGAATGGGTGCGGCGAACCATTGCCGATGACCTGCGCGGGCTGGTCGAGAAGTGCAATCGAGGAACGGTCGGGCAATGGCTCGGATCGCCAACGGATGAACGCGGATGGCGTGAGGTGCTGAGGGAGTTGGAGGCCATGAGCCCCCTGCCCGCGCCGCCGGGAGGTGGGGATGAGTAGCACCGAAGCAGAGCGCCATTATGTCCGTCGCCTAAGCGCAGAAGAGATCGCACTTCTGGATGATGATGAGATCAAGGCCGAACTTACTGGTGCCGCCCAGGCCATAAAGGCTCTCAAAGGACAGCTGATGGTCGAGTATCCCGACAGTCCCGCGCAACGCCGCTGGCGCTGGCGCACGCAGCAGGCGCTGGGGCACCTTCGCTCGGACATCGTCCCATATCAGATGGAATGGGAACGACGGATTGCACCGAGGGTTGAGCAGAAAAAAGAGCGAAGACGGGCTCATGCAATCGCCATGGTCGATGGCAGCGCTAAGGCCAGGAAGCGCAATCTATTCATTCAGGCCGCGAAGGAGCTTCTGGACGCAGAGACTATCGCAGCAATTCGGCGACGCGCTCAGGAATTGGATGCAGGCAAAGGAACCACCCCATGACCGCCCAGCCTGACGCCGAGAGGGTGCCTGGCCCGCAGGAAGCGGAGGCGGTGCGCTTCATGCGGGCCCACCGTGAGCGCGCCGGCCACGACAGGGCCGCGCTGCGGTGTGCCTATAGCGACGCGGCACATCTCCTGGATGCGATCCGGCAGGATCGTGCCGCTCAGCGGCGCCGAAAGGGGGAGTCCGGCCGCATCGCCGAGGCGGTGAACGCCGCCCTGCTGGATGCCGCCGAGGCCATCTGGGCGCTGCGTGAGGACGCGGATGACGCGCCGGAAACACCTTCGCAGGAGACCGCTCAATGACCGGCCAGTCTAACGCCGCCGCCGAACGCAGCGCCCACGTGGTGCGAGAGCGCCCCGCAGATGAGACCGACCCGCACGGCCCAAACGGCACGCACCCTATCGTCCTGCTGCCAGATGGCCGTTGGATGTGCCGAGCCGTGTGGCGGCTGCGCCAAAGGTTGGAGGGAGGAGCCGATGGGTAAGATTTACGACCTGATTGGGTCCAGAAGGCGTGAGGCTCTGGATCGAGTGGATATGATGCCGCCTGCCCTTCGCCAATGCGTCCACGAGTTTGGGTTGCCTATTGTGGAGGCATTCATTCAGGCTGGTGTCACGTCGCCGGGAGCCATACGCAATATCGTCCGAATGTGCTGGGTTAGCGCCCAAGGCACTGGCTCAGAGGGGCGCGGAGGTGTCGAGCGGAGTATTGATGCCATGCTGTTGCGCGAGGGAGGCGCGCCATCCGCTCTCTCATTGGCAAGCCTACTGAGGCATATGAATTCGGCCATCCTGCCGATGAGCCCGACAGATGCCATGGTCGACGCCAGCATTCGGGAAACTAGCCGCCATGGGCTTATGAGCAAAGAGATGAAGCACCGCGTCCGCTTGCACGCCGCGCTCCGCCAGGCGGCCCATCAGCATTGGCCAACACTATGGTGACAAAGGAAGGCGCCGATGGGTGATGCCCTGGAACGGGTCCGCGCAGCCGAAATTGCGCGCATCACCGGCCTAAGCGTGCGGAAGGTGCAGGAGCATGCCGCCGCAGGTCATATGCCAGGCGCCGCCAAGCTGGGCGGCATTTGGACCTTTGATCCCGTGAAAGTCCGCGCCTGGATCGCGGCGCAGGAAGTGAAAGCATGGCGAGGAAGCCAAGCAACATCTATCGGCGCGGCACGTGGCTCTGGGGGCGCACGGTCATCGGTGGCGTCGAATATCGACGCAGCCTACGAACAGATGATCCGAAGGAAGCGCCCGGTCTCTACAAGGCGTGGCGGAAGGAACTCATCCGCGAGTTAGCGGGGATCGGCGCGCCCACCTTCAAGGAAGCCGTGGTCCGCTGGGGCAAGGAGGTGTTGCCGGGCGCCGTGAAGGAGGCGGTCAAGATCCGCTACATGTCGAGCATGGGGCAGCTCGATGTCGTGTTCGGCAAGCTACGAATGGATGAGATCACGCCGCGCAAGGTTGCAGACTACGTGAGTAGCCGGGCCGGGAAGGTGACGAACGCCACCATCCGGCGCGACCTGACAGCCCTCTCCCGCTTGCTGGCTGCCTGTGTATCCTGGGGCTGGCGCACCGATAACCCGGCACTGGACTACGATCGGTCCATGGTGCGAGAGCGCCGCGACCCGATCACCCTTCCCGGAGATCGCGAATGGGAGCTTCTGCTAGCCGAGGCGCCGCCCGGGATGGCCGATGTGCTGCGCCTGCTGGACGCCACGGGCTTTCGGCTCATGGAGGGCCTGACCTTGAAGGCATCGCAGATCGACCATGCGCGGCGCCAGATCACGCTGACCCGCACAAAGACGAGCCGCAACCGCGTCGTGGACTGGGCAACCCCGGGTGGCGACGCAACGCCCCTGCTGGTCAATGCGCCGGAGACGGGCGGCCTATTCCGGGCCTACCCCAACTTCTCATCGAATGTCGGGCAGGTGATGCGCCGGATCGCGCGCACGGAGGAGGCCGCCGGGCGGGAGTTTGCCCGCTTCCGGGTTCACGACCTGCGCCATCGGTTCGCGGTGCGCTGGCTGAAGAACGGCGGCGGCATCTACGAGCTGTCGCGCCACCTTGGGCACACCTCGGTCAAGACGACCGAAATCTACCTGGACCACCTGACGGCGGAAGAAAGGGTGTCGGCACAAAAAGCGGCACAAGGCACGCTTGGGAAGGCGCCGGATTAATGTGCGCCGCTGGCTCTAACCCCTTGAAATTGGCGGAGGGGATGGGATTCGAACCCACGATAGGGGTTATCCCCCTATAACGGTTTAGCAAACCGCCGCCTTCGGCCACTCGGCCACCCCTCCGCAGGGTGAGAAACGAAGTTGACACGGC